AAAACATCAACAACACCGGATACTTCCATTGCCCAATTATAATAATCAAGTGCAGAGCCGCCCTGTGCTTTGCTTTTATATCTTGTTAAAACTCTTTTTCTGTATGTTCCAACTTGCTCATCCTCTGTACCCTCAACAATAATAGCCGTAATAGTTGCTTTTTGAGGAATACCATCTAAAGGATTTGCAATAACAAGCTCAGTATTAACAGGCAAATTGCCTGCTGTGCCGGATGTTGTGCATTGAGCATAAACAACAATATTGCCGCTGTTGTTTATATTTCCTTGAGTTGTAGTTTTATAAATATAACCTGTTGATAAATCTTTATAGACTGTGCCTGTTGTTAGAGATGCAGCTGTAACATCATACAATGTCAGCTCAATTTGTGCAGGCTGCCCCTCTATATAATTAACATCAACCAGGTCTCCCCAAAGTTTTAAAACAGGGAGATCGCAATATTGAGGGAAACATTGCTTATAAACCCATACTAAAGATTGCCAACCACTCCCTAAGGCTCCGGCAAATGCCCATGATAATGATCTGACTGCCGCCTTTTCTAATAATGGAGTAGTATCATTATATCTTTGCCTTAAAGCCTTGTATTTTGCTATAACTCCCTCTGCAATTTCTTTTATAGTTTTAGTTTCAAAATTAGCCATATTATCTCCTGCCTTTACTTAGCTTTCAGCATTGCTTTTTCATTTTGCCAAACAATGCCATAAATCCTGGTATTACCGCCCGGCTCTGTTGTTGTAATATCAACATTCATTTTGTTATCACTATTCCCGTATGCTTTGACATCAATAGACTCAACAACTCCCTCATCTGTCATCCATTTCAAGAGATTTGCACATAATGTCTCAGCATTTTTAAGATTTGAGACTGTTATAGGAGCCTGGATTGCATCCTCAAAAGATTTGTCTTGCGGATAGTCCGAATAAACATTATAAAAACAATCTCCGCCAAACAAAGAGACATAAATTGCAGTTAAAAAACCGCCGTCTTGATCCAAATCTCCGCCGGATGAGGTTACTGCTCCGCCGTCTCCAAAATCTGATAATTTAATTTCCACTATTACACCGCCTTTGTTTTAGTTGTGTTTGAGGTTATTGTGCAGGCACCATTTAAAGAGTCTTTTATAACAGAGTTTTCAGTCAAAACAAAAGCTCCGGATGTTCCGCCTAAATTAACTGTTGCAGCTTTAATTGTTGCCGCTGCCGTAACATCGGCTGTCAAATTATTTGCTTTTACAGTTGCATCTCCGGAGACCTCAAAAACTAAACCCGATCCGGAGACAGCAATTTTGCCGTCATTTTTCAAATGCAGCTCTGCAACAACTTCATTGTCAGAGTTTACGGCAAAAATCCTTTTTTCTCCCGGTTGAGCTTTTTTAGCTGTCTCATCTCTCCAACCTATAACAAAACCATGAGCAGGATTGTTATTGATATTTCCGCCTAATGCCTCAGAATTATCAAGAGGGCAATAATCATCTCCGCCTGAAGAATATTGTATATAGTTGTGCAGCTGCCCTGCAAAAATTTTTACCTTAAAATATCTGATTTTATCTTTGATCAGATGTTCAAGAGTCTTAAATTTAAACATTATTTCTCCTATCCACAGAGAGGCAGACTGTCCGGGATAACTCCTGTATATGCACAGGGCAATACAAACAAAATCCTTGTCTCATCATTATCAAGAGGAGTGATTTGTTTAATAACAAACTCTGTCTCATTATCAATATAGATGTCCGGATTTTTGATGATTGCCAAATCTCCGATAGCAAGCTCTCTATGCTCCTCATTTAATATTAAAATAACTTGAAAATGTTGCCCTATATCCTCACAGGCTTTAATATCCGCCAATGAGTTAAGATTGTTAGCATTAAAATCATTATTATTAAGCCGCCTTGTAACAGGATATGGCAGAGGCACTTGAGAGATTGCAGTTTGAGTGTCCGGATATTGTGAGTTTAGCTCATAATATCTTGCAAGTCCGTCTGTATGAAATCTTGCATGCCACTCTTTTACACCTACACACTCTCCGGCAATAAAACTGATTTTTTCTTTTTTATCATCTTTTAATCTGCCTACAACAAGTCCGGAGCCGGTATCTTTAATAAAAAATCCTCTTGATCTGCACAATCGGCTCATGAAACTAAAAACTCTCTCATTCGGCTTTGCTGCAAATGATGTGCCTATTTCGTTAACACAAACCTCATCAAGCTCCGGATCATCAGAAAAACTGATAGATTGTCCGTAAATTTCAGCAAGATTAGACAATATTGCTTTAAGAGATTGATTTGTATATTCAAGCGGATAAGGACAATCACTATCTGCCAAAACCCCTGCATGTGATTTTATCTCTACTTGTACCCATTTGTGAGATGTTGTAACATGCGGATCAATGTTTGCAATTCTGCCGGTTAAAAATTCTCCGTTTTCATCATAAACTTTGACCTCTGATTTAAAATCAAGAGGATAACTGCCCTCTGATGTCATAAATATAAAAATTGCAGCTCTGACAGAGCCTATAACATCAATCAGCTCGTACTCCGCAAAGTTTTTATATATTTTATCTCCTATCTCAAGTCTGACTCCAATCTCTCCGGAGTCTGTCGGACTGTTTTCAACAGGAGCCATAATTTCTCCGGATGTTACATTTGCATTGAGTTTTTGCAAATTGCTTGCTTTATCCGGCAAGCCATAAACTCTCCTGGAGAGATCATCCCAATTTGTGTCATTATTTTTGGATAAACTTTTAAACATACAGTTTTACTTCCGTTCCTTTTGGCAGCAAATAAAACATATCACCCCCCCATCCGTTTGAGTTTATCAAATATTCAATAGCTCCCTCAGGATCTATTGCAAATTCAGCAGGATAATTGTTATATGCTATATTTACAGTTGACTCATCCTCTGTCAAGATTAGAGTCTTTTCAACTTTTAGCTCATAAGATTTCTCAATAACAGCATTGATTGCAGTTAAGACAACCTCATTGATGCCGGAGTCTCTATCAAAAGCATCAGATAAATTGTCAATTTTTTGATACTCATTCTCAAGATAATTATTCCAATCATCAGCAAGCTCAAAAAAGTCATTGACGGCAGATACAGCCTCTTTGCGTGTTGTATATTCTGTCTGAGTTATGTTTTGAGCCATTGCAGCAATAACCGCCTGAGCTGTTGTATCGTTTATTTTGAGAGTGTCAAGCTGCTCAGTTGTCAGAGGATATTTTGTGCCGGAAACTTTAAGACCGCCCAAAAGACTTGCTAAAGAGCTTTTTATTGTTGCCAAATTATCCGGCAAAGTAAATCCGGATTGCAATCTGCTGACTTTGTAAGACAGACCGACAGCTTGAGATATGGCAATTTGCAGCTGAGATGTCATAGTATAAGCATTTGACATTACATCTTGCCCTGCAATATCTGTCAAAATAGATTTAACAGAGACAGAGTTTGCAGCAGCCAAAGCATTTGAGACTTTTGACATCATTTTATTGTATGAGTCCTTAAATCTGCCTATTCTTGTTTGACTCTCTGATGCGGCATCCGCTGCTGTTTCAAAATTCTCAGCAGCTATTGTGTTTGTATCTGCCACAGCAGACTCAACCTGTTTAGCATCAGATGAGGAGCTGTCCGGATATGTAGTTGCAGCTGTCTGATGGAAGTTTACAGAGACAGTTGTCATGTTTATTTGCTCAGTCAAAGTGTTTTTTACTGAAAAATTAAGGACATTAACTGTAAACTCATCTCCATAAGCAAGCCTCAATTTTGATTTTCCGACTTCACAGAGAGCATCAGCAAAAGCCTTAGACTCAATGTCATGATTGTCTCCTATAAATAAACAGTCAAGGGATACATCTTTGCCGCCTATACCAAGATCGGAAAATGTATCATTTGAGTCTCCTACTCTCTTTTTGCTTGTTGATGTTGAAACACCTGAGCTGTTATGACTCCCTTTTTTGCCGGAGCTTGAGGAGCTTGAGGATGTATAAGTTGTCTTAGGATTTTCCTTTACATCTCCAATATGTTTCCTGGAATATCCGCTTTCAAGAGTTTTAATAGTAAACACTTTGCCGGATGGACTTTTCCAGGTTATATCTTGTCTTTTGCTTAAAAAATCAACCATTGAAACCTCTTTTTATTATAAAATCCGGCTTTTAAGGAGCCGGATTTAAATTCATATCATGCGGACTCTTGAGATTTGTTGTTACTGTTGCATTTTTGTCAGTTTTATTGTCAAGCTCAACATTAACATCAATAGAGCCTTTGCCGCCGCCTTTAAGCTCCGGAGAGTTGCCGCCTTTGTTATTTGTCTTTATCTTAAATCCGTCTGCCTTAAATCCTAATTTTGTTAAGATTTGCGGCATTTTGCGGATTGCCTGGATGATTAAGCCTATTGGTCCTAATGCTCCTAAAAGTATGTCAACAAAGTGATTTTTGATAAAATTTCCTATTGTTGAAAATGCTTTTTTAACAGCAGTCCATAAGCCGGTTATTTTTTCTATAAAATAGTCTTTGATAAGACCGGCTCCGATTTTCCAATTTTCAACAAAATTGTGCCATTTTTCCCCGATCCAATCAGCAACCTTGCCGGCAGCCTCTTTGACTTTATCCCAATTTTTTATAAGCCAAACAATCCCCAAAATCAGTCCGGCAATAACCAAACCCCAAACACCGCCTAAGAGCATCATTTTAAGTTTTGTTTTATCCAGGACTAATCCAAGTATATTCCAAGCAACAGTATTAGCCATTGCAGCTGCTCTTTGTAATACTAAAACTCTGATAGAGTTTGCAACCTCAATTCCAAAAGATAAAAGGCTCCAAGTTACAGCATTTATATTAGCAGCCAAAACAGCTCCCATAATTGTTGATGTAACAATTAAAACAGGGATCCAATGATCTTTAACCCATTTATAGGTATCATAAACAGCTTTGCCTAAGTTTACAAAACCCTCAATAATCGGAGTTATTTTAGGAGACAGCTCTGCAAGTTTTTTAACAAGCATGCCAAATCCTCTAATCAAAGGCAGCAGATACGGAGCCAAAACTCCGCCTAATTCAATCATTGCCGCCGTCATTTCTCCGCTGACTTGAGCCATTGTTGCTGATCCTGTTTTTCCCATATTTTTAAAAGCTGCCATCAAGCCATTGCCGGATGTCATATTTTTGCCTATATCCGTCATAATATTATCAACTGTTTTGAGTTTATCTCCGGATAAAGCCATAACAGCAGTATAAGCTCTTATATTAGGGATAGCCTCTGCAATAAGCTCAGGATGTTTTTTAGATGCCTCATTTAATTTCTCAAGAGTGTATCTTAATCCTTTTTGTCTTATTTGCAGGACTCCATAAGGCACTCCCAAACTTTGCAGAGTCTCCTCTGCTTTTTTAGACGGAGTGATCAATGATGACAAAGCTCCTCTCAGAGCTGTTGTTGCCTCATCTGTTTTAAGACCGCCTAAGGTCAGAGCTGACATTGTTGCTAAAAGTTCCTCAAAACCAATGCCGGCAGATTTTGCAATAGGAGCAATTTTACCTACATTTGATGCAAGCTCTCCTACTGTTGTTTTGCCGTATTGTTGAGCTGTATAAAAAGACTCTGCCACTTTTGTTGCATCTGTTGTCTCTTTGCCGTAGGCATTGACAATAGATGTCATGCCGTCTATTGCTATACTCAGATCTGTGCAGCCGCCTTTTGCCAATACCATTGACTGCTTATAAAGATTTAAAGATTTATCAGATGCTCCAAGAGCAGATATTGTGTCAAATAA